GCTCGCCAGTTATTATACCGACGTGGGCGTTGGGGAACTTATCCCACCAATCAATGACCTGTTCCTCTGTTGGGAACTTTCCTTCGTCATATATATGGCCCCATTTTGGTGCAGGGTGTTTTTCGTCGGGATGAATAGGAACAACCCACCATCCATCATCTAGCATCTCCAATGCTTTGTTTAAAAATTCGCTCACTGTTTGCTCCCGTGAAGTATTGATCGAAGCATACCGATGGAAATGCTTCTTTGATTTGTGAAAGGTATTGCGAACTAACACTGCCTCTTCTGATCCACCCATACGGAACAGATCGACCAGTCTTCAACGTTGAAGACACCTGTCTTGCTCCTCCCAGATCGTTTACTAATCTTTCGATGTCGAATGTCATGTGCTTTTTCCTCTTGCAATGTTTTTGCTTATACGCTACACACAACTAAATAACAACCCTCAAACGTCAAGGATCAACTTTATGACAAAAGAAGAAAGGCTCAAAGAGCTTGCAAAGTCTTATAAAGAATGTGAAGAAAAGCTTACATATTTTAAAGACGAACTTGGATTTCTAAAGGCTCACATATTAGCAGAGCTTCCAGAAGAACCTCACGAACATATTATCGGAATAGATGACGGACACTATGTTACTGTTCGCATCCCAGAAAAGTGGTCTTGGGATAAGAAAATTCTTAAGAACATTTTTGAAACCGCAGCAACACCTGACTGCGTAAACACTAGCTTTACCGTTGATCGCAAGAAATATGAAGCGTCGCCACAAGAAGTTCAAGAGCAACTTAGTAACGCGCTGACTATCGAATGTGGCGCGGCAACCATCAAGGTATCATAATGAAAATACAACCGTTAAAAACAAACGACATTACCGTTAAAGGTGCGTCAAAAGTCTTGGTGTATGCACACCACGGCGCAGGCAAAACAACCCAAGCTGCACACTATGCTGATAGGTACGGAAAAGGTCTTATCATAAGTGGTGAGAGTGGCCTATCTTCCATTGCGGACAAAGAGATCGACTACCTAAAATTCACAACTTTCGATCGTGATGCAGGTGAGCACAATCATAGCTTCAAGGACATAGTGAAGTACACAAAAACCCCAGAGTTTGCTGCACAAAAGTACGCTTGGATTATGATTGATAGTGCTACTGAACTTTCGCAACGCTGCATGGCAGATGTGGAGGCCGAGGTTGGTGACAGTAAAAACGGCTTCGAAAAGTGGGGCTTGTACGAACGCAAGATAACGAACGCACTTAAGTGGATACGTGATCTCGAAATGCACGTAGTCATTACTGCGCTTGCAGCAGAAGAAACAGACGACAATGGCGTTGTTAATTTTTGGCCTATGCTTGTGCAAAAGAAGGTACAGAAACTCATACCTGCTTTGTACGATCATGTGTTCTGTCTTGTTCGCAAGACCACAGAGAGCAATGGCAAGATAGATGTGCGTAGGTACATCATCACAGAACAGGTTCACGGATGGCATGGAAAGTCACGTGACCCGTACCGTCGGCTTTCAGCTACTGAAAACACTGACGATGTAACCGAACTCTTGGAGCGTATCTATATGACCCAAGAGCAATACAATGACTTCTTGAAGAAAGGGACTAAAGAATGAGCTTTAACGGCTTTGCAAATATTGACTTATCACACCTCAAGGATGACCGACCTTCTATCTTAGGAGTTGGAAGTCACGAGGTTACTATTAATGACGCCAAGGTTGAGGCAAATCCTAATAAGGGTACGCATCAATTAGTCGTTAGCTATGCAAACGACGACGGTCAGATACGTCAATGGATTTATTTGAACCACCCCAAGAGTGAGAAAGCAACTGAGATCGGATTGATCCAAGTTAAAAGGTTGCTAATTGCTGTTGGTCACGACGGTAACTCGACACCAGATGACGTGTCCTACTTAAAAGGTAAGAAGGTAGGGATCAAAGTTGTCGATGACGAGTACAACGGTGAGGTTAAGAAAAAGGTAAGTTCGCACTATGCAGTAGAAGCGGACAAGTCTGATGGCCCAGATGACGAGATACCTTTTTAAATGTACCCAACTGACCCGAAGGTTTCCAAGGTCTTAGAGGCAATAGACACTGGTTACTCACAAGAAGATCGGGGGGAAGCTCGCCAGTATATAGGCGCGAGTATGGCAGGTACTGACTGCGTAGCGCAGCTTGCCCTCTCTCTTCGTGGGTTTCCTGATGTTAGTATAGACCCACAACTTCAACGCATTTTTTTTGCGGGACATAAAATAGAAGACTGGGTTGTATACGACTTACGGAAACGAGCAGACCTTCGGGTTTGGGAAAAGGACGACATGACTGGACGCCAACACAGACGTGAATGGTTGAACGGTCATGTCGTTTGTAACGCCGACGGTATCGTTGACTTCGAAGATGGTACGGGACAGGCGATACTGGAAGTTAAGTCCATGAACGACAACAACTTCGGTAACTTTAAACGGAACGGTGTAAAGAGTTCGCACAGAAAATACTATCGCCAGATGACTATGATGATGGCGATGTTTGGTATCGAGCAAGCTTTCTTCATTGCGTACAATAAAAATAATAGTGAATATCACGCTCAACTCGTTGCCTTCGATCAGGAGGAATGGGACGAAATGTACGTAAAGATCCAAGCGGCACTCGATGGGCAGGCAGGTAGGATAGCTTCTGTCCCTAATGATTGGCGATGCAAGTCGTGCTTCAAAAGGGAAAGCTGTTGGAGCCAAGAGGCTAACCTTAAGCCTGCCTGCCACTTTTGCAAACACTCGTTCGCAAATCAAAACGGAGGTTGGACGTGCAAGCTTACCAACAAGGAGGTTGTAGATCCTTGCGATAAGTACGAGCAATTCCAACCAGAGCCAAAGGTTTAGCAATGGATATACTAGATCAATTAAAAACAGTTCGAACGGACATAATAAAAAAAGAAGCAGAGATCGAAAGCGTTGCAGAAAGACTTGAAGCTCTTGTCGATAAGACTACCGACGACGCACATAGAGCGAAGACTAAACTTCGTCACGAGCGAGAGCGACTTGTTGATATGAAGTGCAGGTCAGCAGAGCTTGAGGTTGAAGCGATACGCATGGGGTACGCAAGGTTTAAAGTCGATGGAAAAGACTAGAGATGTGCCTCTGAAGGAGGCGATACGTCTAATAAATGCTGATCGTAACCAAGATTACGGAGAGCCTTACGACAACTTTAGAGACATAGCAGAGGTAATGACGGTGCTACTGCGCCCTATTCTAAAGGATGGGACGAAAGTTCAGTGCCATCACGTTAGTATGGTGATGATAGCTGTGAAGTTATCGCGTATGACAACAAGCCCATTCAAGCTCGATAGCTGGGTAGATATTGCAGGGTACATCGGAGCAGGGTGGGAAGCTACTGAAAGGGAGCTTGAACATGACGCCAGAGAGAAACCCAGTCGAGACTAGCCTTGACTTGCTTATGCAAGCAATACGGCAGTCAAAGACACCAGAGACGAGAGCGATTTTATCTCGTGCAGTTTTTTATTTGAAAGAGCAACAAGCGCATTTAGACGAGGTTCCGATTGAACAAATCGACCCTCGCCCTTTTGATTAGTCGCCTTTCTTACCTGCGAGAGTATCAACGATAGTCTCTCGTACGCCACTTGTCTGACCGATGACAGGTATACGGCTAACAACCTCTCGCACTGCTGCACGTGGTTTGCCGTTAGACCCCTCTCCCAAAATCGCATTTTCACCTGCTTGCACTCCACCTGCTAAGATAGTCTGCGCATCATGCAGTACGCCGAGTGATGGGCCTAGCAACATTTCTGTTATACGTTGCGCACCGTAAGCACCATTATCTAATTGTGATGCGGTGTCGTACATAAGTGAACCGATCAGACCGAGGCCACCCATTTGCATCAAGCCATCACGATACCAACCAAGGGCTAGTGCAATTCCTTCGTCGTCACTAATTCCGTAATCTTCTAGGAACTCTGCTTTTCGGTCACGTAATGCAAAGGATCTGTTCTCTTCACCACCGCGTCCTTGCACAACGTCTTTTGCACCGACAACGCCTGCGCCCAATATTGGCGCACCTGCCATATACAACAGTGGATAGAAGTTCTTGTGATCCTTTGCCTCTTTGTAAACCTTGAAGCCCATACGCGTCATCATAAGTGGGAATGACTTAAGTTGGAAAATCATCTGACCTATTGGTGACTGCGCCCACAAAGGAATGTCTAGTGGGTTTGGTGTAAAGATAGTTTCGTTTGCGAACCTGTGCATTGCGCCTGCAACTTGGTAGTACATCTGATCTACGTCAGCAGAAGATCCACTACGCAAGATGCGCTCGATGTTCATTCCTGGTTGTGTGTACAAATCTTTAAGTCCGTACTCATCCAGCACCCGCCGAGCTTGACGCCCTGCCTTTGTGTTTGGCTTGCGTACCGCTATCTCTTGCTGTGATTTAAACCATTCGTACGATACTGCTGCGGATATATCCCGCATGGTATTTGTCCAGTCTGTCAAACCGATAGCTGTAAAGAACCCTGCGGAAAAACGCGTTGTGTCCATGCCGAACGCACGGGACATGCGCTCTTGCACAATGTTTTGTGTTGAAGCACCAACGTTGCGTATCATTTCTCGATAAGCAGGGCCGACATCTGGATCTACCATCCACTTGCGATACGCTTCGGTTGATGCACGTAAGCTGCCACTCCTAATTAGAGGGAGCATTACGTCGCCAAGAGATGACAATGTTACGAACGGCAAGAGCGTCACGCTGTTGAATGAACGTAGCCATGATGACGGCTTCTCTAAATGCTTTTCGAAACTTGCATTGTAGACTGGCTTGCGAGCTACAGCTTTATATAGGTTGTCAGCTTCCTCAACCATATGAGACTGAGGCATGAAGT